TCCTTATATCTCTTTATTATATTTAATGTTTGGATTTTACAGACGAAGCCCAGCGTAGTCAATGAGAGGAGTTGGTGGTCTTATGCGGGCTATTATGTAAAACTATTCATTACAACCACTGATTGGGACGCACTATATATGATATGTTAAGTTGGGATTTGGATTGGCACGCTTTAGCGCCTTTAGCCCCGGTATATTGCCTTGTTGTGCCAGCTTGAAAGTCATTTCTTGCCCTTGCCGTTTTTTGCTGTCCTTCTCATAAAGTGCAAGTTGCTCTAGTGCGTTGCTGTAACCCCGCTTGTATTTATCAAGCTCAGCCAGCAGTTCAGGCAATTGTTTGAGTGCGCTGAACGCTTTGATTATAAGGTCTATTGTCCCATCAAGCGAAAGTTCGCTAACCGCTACCACCTTAATGCCCCTGCGCTTGGCAGGTCTAGGTTCTATCAAATTGCGCTTTTCAAAGTCGTGTCGCTTTTGTCGTACCCATTCCCGGCTGCAACCTACTTGCCCGGCTATCTCTTCATCAGTGGGTCGTTCGGGTTGCTGTAATAGTTCAAGTATTTGTTGTTCATCAAACTTTTTAGTGATTACCATTCGTTTCCTCCTTCGTTATGTCAAGTTTATCCTTTAGCGCCATTTCCACAATGAATCCGAAGCATTCGCAATTACATAAGCCCCACTGCTTGTCGAGCTTTTAATAGCTTTACCATTAACATAAATCGTAACCCTTATCCAGCCAGACTCTCCACAATTTTGAGCAGAGATATAAACAAAATCACCAGTGAAATTCTCATATACAATTGTTTGCGGAAGCGGAACTTGACTATACTGTTCCACACCGCCGGTTGCGTTATTCAATGTTATATCTACGTTCCTAGCCGACCCTGTTAGCTCATATACAACAAGGGTAAGGGATGGTAGTGTTGGTTCTGGGGGTTCGGAAGGCTGTGGGGGGGTTAGTATAATGTACCCACAAGTTGCCAAAATAACACAGATACCAATAATGATTATAGATACTCCGATTTTCTGAATTCTTCCCATTGCTTTCCCTTTTGATTCTATTACGCCCTAGCGGTAATTGCAAGCTACCGGCTTACTTTATACCTTCTACCTGCCACTTTAATTTGCCTTTGCCACAGCCCAAGTCCAGTATGCTTTTTGCCCCCTTGTCCAGCTTTCTCCACACCAGCCACCAGTTGGTGAAGGGGATATAACCTCGCAGTCTATTCCGTATCCCTTTTAACATCACTGCCTTATTCTCTCTGCCCCCCTCCTACCAACCCCATGTCTCCCTTTACAATATTCACACATGAAATGCCTTCTGCCAGTGTCAGTCATCCCATAGTATAGTGCTTTTCTTCCGCAGAAATAGCATAAAATCCCCTTCTCCCGCTTCATTTTATCTCCTCGCAGTATTTGCCATCTCCTATCCCTTGCTATAAATCTACCACAGCTTGCATACCATGTGCAACCCAGCTAAAGCGTAGCTAGGGAGCAATAAACAAAGCTAGTCAGCCTGTAACTATCATAGCTAACTAGCTCGTCTGTTTGCTTCCATTTTCATCGTTTTTCTGGCAAATTCGGGCGTGTAACCCAAAGGTTACTCCCCTGAAATGATAGTTATTTACGCTTAGGATAGCAAACTAATGCAACCTTGAAAACTATGCTTTTGGGCTTTGTCTCAATTGGTAAGCCTAAAGCCCTAACAGTTCTAATCACATCAATCCCCATAGCCTCGGGGCACATTGTACTTACAGTCCCCCGCTTACTTAATAGACTTACTGATACAAGAACCTTCAACTGCCTGTTTACTGTTGGTTGCCAATATAAAAGGCATCTGGCTTGACGCTCGCTCCAATGGGGATGCTTTTGCCACATCCGTTGCATGTGCTCCCTAAGGTCAAATTCTATGACTGCAAACCACATCTCCTTGTCCAAATCGGCGAAATCATAAATCAAAGGGGCTTTGGGTGGGCATGTGTTCCTTTTATTGTAGTTTGGGCATCCCTGCGGGTGGTCTGGATATGGCAACTTGCACCACTGACGGGTGCGTGGGTTTATGACTAGCTTGTCGTCGATGTTTAATATATGCGATTTCATTTTTATACAACTATCAAATAAGGGGCTTCAACACCGTGCCCACAACAGGCTGATTTTAACCCCGGTATATGCCCCAAACAAGTATCGTATCCTTCTTTTGTTGGCAGTTCCCCACATCTTATGCACGGTCGCTCCTTTTCTATGCTACTTTTATCGTCGGAATATACCCACTGTTTGGTAAGTAGATTGTATTCTATCAGATGCCCCCTTTGGTAGCTCGTTATTGTCGGCGATAACAGCATTTTAGCACCCCCACAAGCTTATTATTATCAAACCTACCATAATAGCTAAGATGGCAATGCCTACTCCGAGCCAACTCGTCATTTTATCACCCCACAATCATAAGGGCGGTTTTATCTCCAATTCGGATTTCGTGTTTATTCATGCTCCTATCGAGATATGTGATTACTTCCGCCCCGTCTTCCAAGCCCTCAATAATCATCCAATCTCGCTCTTCGCATACTTTGCGAAACTCCGATATTTCCGAGCGTGCGATTGAACCTATAACATGAATTGACATTTCAGCCCCCCCACTGCTCCATTATTCTGAAAACCAAATAGACAAAACCCCCCAGCAGAGCGACGGTAAATGTGGCGACCAATATGAGACCCCATTTATAAGCGTCAATCTTGACATGGAGGGCTTTGTCTCGTAGCTCATTCTTTTCGGTCTCGTCCTTCATGTGTTCCTCAATGCCTGCCTTCAGCCGCCCGAACTTGGTGCTATAGTCCGTTATATGATTGGTGAGCAGGCGGTGGTAATCTTCAAGTATGCCGTCGTAGGCATCCAACCGCCCCTTGATGTCATCCAATGCCTTTTTGAGTTCAGCATCCATCTTTATTCCTCAATCCTCCGAATAAGCCAACAGATGAGCGCTACTGCTGATGCTCCGACACCGATACCGATTAGCAGAGATAAGGGGGGAATTGCCCAAACTGGAATTTCAGCCACTTTTATTCCTTTTCCTTTTGAAGTAATAATAAAATATAAGCCCCCAACCGGCAATGGTTGCTTGGAGCACCCCCGGGGGCAGAACGAGGGCTTTTAATCCAACACCTACCCATATTAGAATAATAGCGCCTAGTGCAAGTATCGCTAGTAGGTCTCTAAATGTCTTAATTAACCAACAATGTCTTTTCAATTTCTGTAATTTCCTCGTCATCAAGTGTATCCAAATCTACCCCCTGCAAATGCCCGAGGGGGTCTTGCTCCGGCTGCAACTCGTAGTGCCCGGTAACCCAGCCATCCTTATAAAATCTGAGATGAACCTGATGAATTGTATCGGTCAGCCTTCTGACAGTAAATATCTGCTTGCGGTATGTTGTGCTGCAATAGTTGTATTGGTAGCAATGAGGTATCAGCCTTGCATATAGTACCTGTGGCAACAATGGAGCGGGTAGCCTGAAAAGCCCAAACCGCTCTTCCATTGATTTGTAGCCGCCAAGCAGTATCCGTATCCGCCGAGTCAGTTTAATCAGCTTGAACAGCCACATTGCTTAACTCTCCTTCATCTCCAGCTTTTGTATCCGCCCCAGAAGCTCCACCAAATCGGGGCTGTAATCCCCAAATTCAATAAAGGCTTCTTCCACTTCTCCACCCACCATTTTTAAGGTGATTAATTGTATGAGATAGTAATCATCTATATCACGAAGTTCGTTGACTATTCTAACCTTCTGCCCCACAACCAAACCTTCTTGATTGATGGATGCCTTGCCTTTTATCTTGGCAAAGGCACTCTCAACAAGAACAGCGTCACCAACTAGGTTTGCCCATGCCACAGTATTTATGTTCTTATTAACTACCTTGGCATCATACCATTGCTTTCCATATTTGGCATACGAGGCATCATCCTGACGGGTTACAATTATAGGCACTCCTTCGTCGGTCTCCCCTATCACAGTTACCCTATTGATAATCCTTGTCGCATCTTCGACAAACTGGAAGTTATAATACGGTATCTTGACGCTTGAAAATAGTTCATCCCACAACCCGAACGGGGCTTCTGTCGTGGATGGAGTAAAGTAATGTAACTTCTTTTGATAATCCAGATACCATTCTCTTCCATATAGGTTAGCCAACTGGTCAAGGGCTTCGTCTAGCAATATCCTTTCAAAGATAATAGAAGCCACCGTATTGTCGCCAGTAACATGGGTAGTAGTATCCACCTCAGACCAGTAGGTGACAAACAAATCATCTATTATTTGCTGTTCCGTTTTGCTAGTATAGCTCTTATTTACCAGTATGGAGTGTAGAACTATGTTATAATCCTGCGCCGTGCAACGATAGAACCGTCTGATACCCACCTTCTTGTGGTCAACCGTGGCAATGTAGCCGCCGAAGAAGTAGTCTAGCCACTTGCTGTCGCCGCCAAAAGCCACCACACCGGCGGACGCACAATTCTCCATTTCAGCAGGGGCTCTATTTATCTGAATCTCATCTTTCACTTGTGGGCGAGTATAACCGCCGAGCGCAACTATTTGGGCATTAGCCAGCGAAGGTGGCGACCATGTCTCTTCTGCTTCAATATCAAATACAACCGTTGATACCCTATTGGATAAGCGGCTCTCCAAACGGAAGCCTTGACTAAATAACGCTGTTAGTGCCTCGTTAATCTTGACTTCTATAATCATAATTTCTTATGTATTCCCCAAATTACATTGTCAGTAGGTTTATAACAATCGGGGCAAATAATGCCCGTCTTTTGGATATCCTTTTCCCTTGTCCCGGCTATGACCTTAACTAAATCTTTTCCGAATTGTTTTTGGGCGGTGAGAACATCAAATACTTCTACGGCATCATACTCATCATCCTCAACTACAATTCCTTTCGCTCTTTTAGCCAAAGTAATTTTATTATGCTTCAATGCGATCAATATCTCCCTTAGTTCTTTGACTATCGTGTCAGGGGCTATTATGTAATCAGAATTGGAAGGGTCAGGATGTGGGATTTTCTTACCGCACCTAATACAGTTCATAATTCCGTTATATGTCATCTTTTCACCTCTAAGTTTTCATTAAGAAAGCAACATCATAGTATAGAGGACGAATGTCACTGATAGTGTCGTTTTCGCTTTCACTCTCGGGATTTTGTGCATCCACAATATATTTAGCAGTTCCTGACCCCCCATCAAGCTCAGTTGGAATTGTATGAGTATGTCCACTAGTAGTTTTGCTGGTAGTACCTCCAGTAGCACCGGGGTTAGTAGCCGCAGTAGCCACACCTTCAACGAACCTAGCGAGTAGGTTAGGAGTTCCACCATTTCCATCACAGATAACCCAACTAGATGGGATATTGGCAATTAAGCCGTGCCACATAACAATTATGCCTGCGGGGATTTTTGCTACAGTAGTCCACTTAACCCCTGCAGCGACACCTGAATCGGCTTCTAATGATTGTCCATCAGAACCTACAGGTATTCTTACAGGAGTGGTGGAATAGCCCATCAAATCTCCCTTGGTAGTTAGCAAAAGTGTAAGCACCTCGGCAATTGTTAAGGCGGCTATTCCACCTGTAGCCTTTCTGCCAAGTATCCTTGAGGCAGCCACAGCCAATGCAGAAGGTGTATTATCGGTATCAGCTTTCAAGATGGTATTGGCATCAAAAAGAGCCTTCAATACGATGTTTGCGGTATCAACTAAAGTTGCATCTGAAATCTTGGCGTTCAAGTTCGCCAAAGTATCAACGGCGTGAGAAGCACTTCCAAGGGCGTGAGTTGCCCATTCGGGTCTATTCGCCCCCATCTTCAGAAGTAAGTTCGCTGCCCCCTTGGGCAACCTAGTAACAGTATTGGCATCTCTTATTAAAAGGTCGCCGTCGGTGGTCAGGATTAGTTCCGGGCTGACATCATCTCGCTCAATGAAGCAATACAGCCAAGACCTATGATAATCGTAATAAACCGACACAAAGTATTCGCCTTCGGCTATGTCCTTCCACCTGTAAGCCCCATCACCGCCATAGGCTACGCCAGTAGTAACCTCCGAGCCTTCCTGATGAGCACCATCGGGTTCGTCATCATCTTGCTGCGGGCGGGTAATCGTTTCATCATTTATCTGTGTTGTCTGTGCATGCTCGGCTGGTGTCGTCGCCCGGTAACCCCGGATAACATATAATTTATTAGTAGCGATGTGCCTGACAAACAGCAATTCGTTTTCAATCTTGATAATATCGCCGACGGCAAAATTACCGCCGTTGCTGACATTGAGTTCAATTGATGTGGCGGCAAGCGGGTTGTCCTGCACGGTATCACCGCTATCGGCATACGAAGCAAAGCCCACTATCTTCCAGAGCTTTGCCGTTGCCCCGTTCTGAGGCTTGCCGTTATAGATAAATGTGCCGTTTATTGTTCCCATTATGAACTCCCTCCATAGTGCTTAATATCTGCTTCCCTTTGGGCTTGGGCTATATCGTGGCGTTGTTGCGCAGGACTATAAACTTCTTCTGGAAAGTAGCTATAAGGCTTTCCTCTCAAGTTGCTTTTATAAATACTTTCCATCTCCTCATCACTCAACAATGGCGGTTTATCTTTGGGTGGTTTGCGGTAGCCTTCTAGGACTTGGGTGATTTTCTCTATCGCTCTATCCGCATAAGGTTCTCTGGGGTAGTAAATGCCCTCCGTTACGGCCTCATTGATTATTTCTGCTATCTTCTCCTGTGCTTCTTTATCCATCTTCCACCTCCTTTAATGGTAATTGAAACCAATGTCGGTCAAGCAATCTTTCTTCGTATTTGTGCTCCAACTCGCCGAACCTTATTTTTGCCGATATGGTCATTTTATAAACTTTAGAAGGCATTACGTTGCTCCTTGTAATCCTACTTTCTCGGTTATTCGTTCCACTATAGTTCGTGTAACTTCCTCCCCATCAAGGTAGATATGTATAATGCTCTGAATTGGCGTCCTGCCCCCCGCAGGCAAAATTACTTCGTGCCTGTGTACCATCGCCAAGCCCGTCTCGGCAACGACGCCGCCGTATTGGAACTTAGGGACTTCGCCTCGTTCCCTTACATGTTTCCGCATTGCTTCAATCCTACCCGGAGTGCCCACTGACAATGCCCAAGCTTCTCCGTAATATGCTATAAGGGAAGCGGCTAAACCACCCGCCCGTGCCATGTCAGCGTGATACTCTATCATTGCCTGATTTAGTTCCCTTTGTGCATCGGCTTGTGCATCCACCGCCGCCACCAACTTTTCTTGTTCCTCCCGTTGTGCTTTTATCTGTTCAAAATATGCCCTTGTGGATTCCACAAGTTCCAATGTTATGCCCTGCTTCTTGTAGTGAGCCTCTATATCAGCATAAAGAGCTATTAGCGTCTTTTCGTACATTGCCAGCATAGCCTCATATCGGTTCTCCTCACTGGCCAGCAGCTTATCACGTTCGGCAAGCACAGTATTATAATATTCCGAAAGACCAACCTCTCTTTGTTTTAATTCTGTATATTCTCTAGTTAGCTTCGTCTGCCTTTGCAGCTGCGTGATGCCCCAATAAACCATGCCCAAACCGTAGGCTAAAGCAATAAGCGGGGCGTAGGCTGCCACTACCGTTGCGACAAATGGGATGAGGGAAGCTGTTACCATGTGAATGCCTGCTGCCAATGATGGTAACATTATGAGAAGCATCCCCATCGGTATCAGCATTATACCGACCCCACTGCCCACGAGCACAATCTTTTCATATAAGCCGGGGATAGCTTCCGTCAGCTCACGAATCTTCACAATAACTGAGGTAATTTTAGTTACCAAACCTGTAACGACTGGAACTAGAATCTCGGCAATATCGTATTTAAGCCCCGATATAGCCTCCCGCATGCGGTGCATAGCGTCGTTGAATTTGGCGGCTTTGTCGGCGGCCTCTTGGTCAAACACAATGCCCAGTTCATGAGCTTCCTTCCTGAGTGCCTCGATACCCTCTCTACCTTCTGCCAATAAAGGTAAAAGCTGTGTCCCGGCTCTTCCAAAGATATCTTGGGCGGTGGCTGTCTTTAGTGTTTGGTCTTCCAAATCGGCTATTGCCATGGCAATCCTCATAAACTGCTCTTCGGGTTTTAATGCTAGCAATTCCTCAGCGCTTAGACCTATACGGTCAAAAGTCCTTATGTAAGTCGCCATCCCCTCAGAGGCATCCACAATAGTTTTTGACATCTTCTTGGCTGCCTTATCCACAACACTAAGGTCTGCCCCACTTATTTCTAGGGCGTGCCTCAATTCTGATAGCGCTTCGGTGGCAAAGCCTGTGCGGAGTGCCATCTTTTGAACCTCGTCCCCCGCTTTGGCAAAGTGCTTTATGCTCATACCAAGCACCCCGACAATAGCGCTACCGGCAGCAACCATAGCCATACCCGCCATCCTAAACTGCTTGCTCATATCTTTGGTATTGCCTGAGACGTTCTTCAGGGTCTGGCTGGCCTCGTCTTTGGCCTTTATTAGAACCGCAATGTTAGCCTGTCCATTTGGCATTTGCTATTTCCTTCCGCTAAACTTCCTCTCCGTATTTATGTAGCGGATAATATCGTAAACAACATCCGCCGGGCATTCCATCAGTTCTTGGTAGCTCCAACCCATTTCCTTCATCACCATATAATTCACATATCCTTTGGGGGCTATATGGGGGCTAACGCTATCCTTGTCCTTTCCACAGGCCTCAAGAAAGGCGTAAACCTCCTCATCAAAGTCTACCCTTTTGGGGATTGATTCCTTTTGTTTACTTCCCTAACTAACTTGTCAGCTACATCCGGGTCAAGCTGCCTAATGTTAGCCTCGGTTATTGGAGCTATTTTTCCGTGCTCATCAGGGAAGTTCCAACCCACGATATTTATGCGGAGCAGGACAATCTTTGCCGATGCAACTTCCTCCTCCTCGGCAGCCCTCACTTCCAACTTGGCCACCTGCCCTTCTTTGGTCGGCTTAATTTCCTTTAGCGCCACCTTCACATAGTGGGCTTGAAGTTCCTCCCTATCACCGAAATTCATGCGATGTTTGATGTCCACCCAAAAGCCACCGCCCATTTCGATTCGGTCAACTTTAAGGAAAACTATTGGTTGCATTGTCCTATTGTCCTCCTTTACGGTAATGTAGTTATAGCATTAGTAACCGCAACTTCAAAGAGCGTGGTGTAATTAGTACCCTGCTGGGTCGACATAACGACCTCCACTACATCTTCCCCGTCTCGCTCTGATAAGGTTGCAAAATCAGTGTAAATGCCACAGAAGTCAAGGGTAAGCTTCTTTTTGATAGCGTCTGATATAACGCTCCCTTCAATCTCTAACCTAATTAGGCGTAATGTCTTCCCATCAAACAGCAATCTCTCTACTTCAGCCCCGGCGTTGAAGGCAAATGTCATCCGTAACTCAATCCCTTTAATCCCCTCTCCGTAAACAGAAAAGATAATCAAGCCATCGCCATACCGCTTCGCATACAATCCAGTGTTGATACTATAGGAGGCGGAAATTATGGAACTCGACTTTTCAGTAGTGCCGATTGTGCCCGTTTCATCGTCAATATACAGCTTTACCTGTTGGAAGGGAATGGATTCAACGGTTGGGGGGTCTATACTAGGGGTAAAAGTTACAGGCGTCATCTGGCGTCCGAAGATTTCTGCCCGCATCCTCATCGCCTCGTTCATTGCCCCGCTAATCTCAATCGCTCTGGCGAGGCAATACTCGGTCTCCCAAGCCTGAACATCATCACCGTATTCAATGGTAAAGCTATCAAATGCCCCCACCGCTACCATCGCCGGGGTGAACGTCCACAGCTTGCCTGTGGTATCCACCTCGCTCGGGCTCACGCTGCCCAGAATGCCCATATGGAGCAGGTAGAGAATCTGCTCAAATGTGGCATCACCTTCGAACGTCAGCTCAGCTAAATCAGCGACCTTGACGGAGCGACTGAACTCAGCCATTGTTCCTCGCTCCTCTACTGGACGGTGGATGGTGGGGCTTGACTTCATCGTAAGCCCCCCAAGCAGGGCGGCTGTGGCCGGAACCGCCGTACCCTTGTCGGTCTCCTTTCCAATCTGAATCTTTCGTAACGCTTTTATACCCATAATCTTCTCCTTTCCTTATGTATTCTCGTATTTACTGAAACTCGCTATTAGTCTGGCGTCGCTTAAAAACGTCCCTTCCCGCCCATACATGGGCGTAAAATCCACACGGTCAAAGGTAATAACATAACCCAAGACCGTGCGTGCTCTTATTAGCAACTCAATCATTGCCCTTATGTACCTGTAGAGCTTCCTTCGCAACTGTGCCGTGTCTTGGTCGCCAACAAAGCAGATTATGGATAATGTGTGGCTCGCCTGCATCCAACCAGCCCCCTCGCCGATTATAGCGGTTGTGTCGCCAAGCACAAAGACCGAAGGATACTCAGGAATTGATGGTTGTTCGGCTATGTACCAGCCTTTTATATCATCAAGCGCAAAGTCACCATATTCGGCATCCAATATATCCAGCTTGGCGACTATATTGGTTTCCAAATAGCCCTTAACAGCGTCTATTGCCCCTTCAATCAGTGCCAATGTCATTGAAACCTCTTCCCCGCCTGCTTTACCAAGTAACGGTGTATAATCTTGTGCATCCTTGTCTTTTGTTCCTCAGGTAGCATAATAATGGGGCGGGCTGGCATAATGCCAGTGCCCTCCTGATGGAAGCGGGCATAGGGTAACGTAGTTCCCACCTGCATTTCCAAGGGCTTTATTACCTCTATAGTATGCCCGGTCTTGCCTGCCAATGATTCCTTTAGCGCCCCGGTGCGCACCAATATATCCAAGGGGAAGCCACCTCGCTCCTTGCGTTCGATTGTGGTGGATGCTAACGGCTGCCAGCCACCCGCCCCGTAATCGCCTTGGCTTTCAAACTGGCGTTGCTCGCTTTCATGGAAGTCCTTGACTATCTCCCTAAAAGCTGCGCTTAAATCCTTGACGTCCTCGGCAAACCTGCTGAAGCCCCGGCTTACCTGCTCGTCGCCCAGCACCTTAAAAGTTAGCATAGGCTTGCCTTCTGCCATTTTAGAATACCTTATCCTTCCCAAACTTGGGCTCAGATTCATCTGGATGTTCAGTAAAAAACGAGCGGGGGTCGCCCGTCTGCGCCGCCGCCGGCAAATCACCCGTTCGCAGGCGGTCAAGCATCTTGTTGTAAATGTTCCACAACCGTTGTCCGTGTGGTGTCGCCCCCATACCCAACGCCTCAGGGAACATACCCATCTCCGCCATAGCCGCAGCCCCATGTGCGTTAAGACCCTTTAAGAAGGCGACAAACTGGCTGGGGCTTGTAACAGGCACAGATATGCTACGCCCCATCAGTACAGTATCTATCTCCGCAGCCACTTGGTCGATTATCGCCTCAACCTGTGTATTTGTAGGTGTGCTGCTAACATTGTAGGTACGCTTTGGGTTCAATGCCTGCACATCGGTTATGGTACAATATGTCACTATGCCACCTCAGGTTCTTTAATGACCACTTCCTTCTCGGGTTCTTTAATGGCCACTTCCTTCTCGGGTTCTTTAATGGTCACTGCCTTCTTGGGCTTTCTAATGGCCATTCCTTCCTTGGGTTTTCTAATGGTCACATGTACGTCTTCTGATTGGGCTACCAAGGTCATTGCCGCTTCCTCAACGGATGCGCCCCTCAAAGCCTTGACATCCTTCCCATCCAACTCAAGTGTGCCCGTAACACTTACTTTGACTTTCATTTTGCCTCCTTTACAGCATACTTGCTATTCTTACGCTTTCAATTTCTATAGGGTTGCCATCAATATAATCTATGCGATAGGTTTGACCTACCATAAACACCCAGTGGCCATCAAACGCTAATTTAGTGCCATCATCAAAATACAGGTTTGTAGTGCTAACCCTTGCCGTTCCACCCTCATATTTATAATGTACGGCTGTTATTATTTTAGTCATAGTCTCCATTATTATCTACCCTCCTTCGCCTCAAAAACTCCTGTATGGGGGGGAGGAAATTGTGCCTCCCCCCCGTAGTAGCAGTTCTTCAGACCCGGCTTTATCCGCTATCAACTATCTTGACAGCAGTGCGTGGGTCGCCGTAGCCAACTTCGAACCTGTCATCCACGCCATAGAGGAACGTCTTGTTCTTAAATACATGCTCCCCTTTGGGGTCATCAAGGGCTACAAACTCGGGCGCTTTCCTCAACTGAAGGATGATTGGATTTACCTCCGCCTTGGTACAAAGTACATACCAATCCAAGACCTCAGCATCAACCCAAGGAGTGCTGATAATTTGATTGGGACTGAAGTACCCCGCCTCAACACGTGGCACACCCGCCACACCGGGCAGCAGGGCGGAGCGGATTAGTATCTCCATGTCAGCGGAGCAGACAATGGTGTCGGGTACTAGGTTCATTGCCTTGCCCCGGTCATCCTTAAACTTACGCATCTGGGCTATGGCAGCACCCAAGGCGGTTCTGATTTCAGCCTCAGCTCCCGAATAAGCTCCAGTGATTATATTCTCAATAGTGTCACTGTCGCCAATTTCTCGGGTAGTGTCAAAAAATGCAGTGCCGTCATAGGCTTTAAGCGTAGCGCCGTCATCCAACTGACTGAACACCTTTTCGTTAAAGAACTTAATCGCCCGGCGAGCCAGTCCCTTAACACGGGGGCGGTACAGACCATACTTGTCATCCTCAACGGTATCACGGTCTACTTCAAGGGTCGCCTCGTAGTGCTTGTTGGTAAGCGAGTAGTCGTAGGCAGGCAGACCGTACAATTTCCTGTGGTCTTTCCACTCACTCATTACGGGTACTGCACCCAGCCAAGCGTAAGATTCCTTATCGGTTATGCTGGTAAACAGGGTAGATATCAGCTTGTACAGCCCGTCGGACTTGTCAAAGTCGCCTAGTTCCTTGATGAAGATAGCACGAAAACCTGTCAAAAGTCCCGCTAATAGGTCGCTTGTTACAGCAGGCATATTCTACTCCTTTCATCTCGTTTTATTTTGTGGTAGCTCATGGTTGCATTACCCAGCCCAAAAGCTTCAGATAAAATGATGCCGTCCCAGCGCCCGCCGTGGTTTGGAGTCTATATTCTATCTTATGGTCATCGTCAAACTCAACAATCGCTATGGACTCGTGCGCTAAACCGGCAACTTGTGCGGAATTTCGTACCGTCTGCCAATCATTGACCTCTTCGCCCTTCTTACGAAGGCCAAGAGTAGGCGTTGCGCCAGCATCGATGACATACGTCTCTAGGATAACAGCGATTGCGCCAACGGGGACTGTTATGAGGGTATCGATGTCCAAGTCAGTCCATGGTAGGTCGTTCCCGTTTAATATCTCTCGGAGAACGGCTGTTGAGCGCTGGAGCTTCAGATATTTGATGGCCGAGTCCAGATGCTCCTTGGCAACAGAATCATCGGCAATCTGCTCCCCAGTGATAGCATCTTTGGTAAGTCCTCGTTGTCCAATGTCGACCCAACCGGAAGCCGCACCAATGTATTCAACGAGAATACCAACGGCAACATAGTTGGTGCTTGTGTCATCTACCGTTTGGTCGTCCCTGACGTACATCATCTGACCGACCATTGGTTGAGTGATGTCTGTGCAGACCAATTGGTGAACGCCTTCGGTATAGACCCGACACCACAAGTCGCCGTCGCTACCTAAAGCATTGTCTTTCTTTTCGTAGGCGATGCCTGCGAACTTATAGCCGGCAGTATCGGCGGCAGGTACAAGGTAACCGTCCGCATCGAGGCAGACCAAAGCGCCTTTATAGATTGTCTCCCCCGCACTCACCGGGAATGACTGGAACCCGCTTTCCTTACGGGTAACTTCCTTGTCAGCAGTTAAACTCATTTTGTTACAACAGCCTCCTTCGCTTTAATCATGTCCTCTTTTGGTATGTTGAGCTTTTCGGCAATACCGATTTCCACTTCGGTAAGCTGAATGTCGCCATCATCGCCTGTCTTGCCCTTTTCTTCAAGGGAAGGGGCAACCTTTTCAGCAGTCTCAACGAAGCTGATAAAGCCCTGACGGTCGTTCAAAGCATACTCCCTCGCCCATTGTTCCTGTTTGGGCAGGATTTTACCTGCGTCAATGGCGTCTTGAACAAGTTTGTTTGCCTCGGCGAGCGTTACCTTGCCTTCAGCCTCATCTGTCCGCTTTTCGGCGGCGGCCAGCTTGCCTTGAAGCTCTTTGAGGTTTTTGGTGGATTCATCGGCACTGGTTTTAAGCGCCTTAATAGTCGCAACAAGGTCGGCGTCCTCAGCCAAGCCTAGAATCTCCCGCAGTTCTTTGTCCAACTGTTTGCCCTCCTTTAACATTTTTTGAACTTCGTTCCACTCTTCCTTACTCGTATTAGGTAGCCCACTATACTCACCGACCCCCGCTTTTTGAGCGACAGCAATGAGCACCTTGTGAGCCTTTGCCTTCTCATCAGAGGCTAGGTTTGTCTTGGGCAATTGTACCAAAGCGTTCCGCAGATGTGGCAAGTCCGCCTTGCCGTCCTTGTCCTTATAGGGCAAATACCGTAAACTCCTCGGCATAGCCTTGCCTTCCTCATCCTTTTCCCCACCCGATTTTATGCAGGCAAAGGCATTATCGGGCAAATCATTGATATAAGCGGTTGTCCATTCCGCCAAACCCAGCCCTTTGTCACCACCTGTAATAACTGGGTCTGCGCTAGTACCTATTAAATCCACTTCTTTTTCACTCAGGCTCACCTCCACATATTGCTTTTCTACTTTAACCTCAAGGCTTTTGTCAAAAACTACAGCGTCATCCTCTATACTATAGGGTAACTTAAAAAGCTCACCCACTCGTTGCACAATACAATACTCATCATAAACGTCCACGACCCATTGCCGATAAGCAAATTCAACCCCCGGCATGCCAAACTGTCTATCGTAGGCATCTCGCACCTTGCGTTCCCTGTCAGCGTAGCTTACCTCTTCAGCGCATACCACCAACCCTCCAAGGCTTTCGCTTAATACAACCGGTTCCATCCCTTCAATAAAGGGTCTGTTGGTAAGGGCAATCGCCAGCAATGTAGCGCCTATGCGCTTGCCTGTATCTTTATCAAGGTAGTTAAGGTGAAATTCAGGGCTAATAAATCTATACTCCCGTTTCCTTATCTCATCGGCGGCTTCGGCTGTCCATTCTACGTCAGCAAATAATTTGCCGTCGCCAATACTAAGGCCTTTAACCCAGCCGGCAGCAGGCGATTTAACCGGCGGTTCGGTAGCGCCTGACATGTGCTCCCAATCAACGACCATTTCAGTGGGGGGCTTTGGATGGCGCTCATTAAAATTCTTTACCATACTATCAAGCATATCTTGGGTAACACGAAATTTGCCGTACTTGGAGCTATAAAAAGTGCCCACCCGTAATATCTGTATGGTACTGCAAGGGGGCTCATCTTCAGTCAAAGTAATAGTATCACAAACATAATACAGACTGGCTAACTTGAACGCTTCCTTGAGTTCCTGAGATAAAGTCTCATCAAGTGCCTCGCCCTTTGGCAGATGCTTACCACCGAGCTCCAGAATTTGCCTAACTACCGCCTCATGGTCTGCCTGCACTTGTACCTTACGCCTACTGCCAAAACGTGCATCCACATACTCGGAATGTATCTTGTTGTGCAGGGCGTATGCCTTGGCTAAAGTATCTATATCACTTAAATCAATCATGCTTTTTGCCTCCTTAGTGGCAGGCTCAAATGTACCACCTTCCCCATCACAATGCTCCTTTGCCCTTGCCTCATCCCATACCCCTTTATCATACCTATACGCTTGTGTTGTAGTCGTCCGTTCGCCTTTAAGCCTACCGATTATAATTGATAGCTTGTCAGCCCCCTCGCCTTTTTCAATGCGTCTAAAGCTGGCTGTCTCAAACAGGCCGGGGGCTTTTATACGGCAACTATGTTCATTCGGATATGGCATTTTATTTTATTATAGCACCTCCTTGCAAAATCATGCAAATATCGCTTATGCAACTACGCAACGCTGGGGCGCTCCGATTTGTAAACATATACCCCGATACATCTACAGCGTTCCTCTCCTTCACAATGCTTGTACGGTGGGGCTACCTCATCCCAGTCGGCACTTGGATAGTCAAATTCCTTTCCATCTTGGTCAGCGCAAGCCCCGCAGGTATTCTCATCAAGTATGGCACTGTAAACGACATGGTCAATCTGGTCGCCCATTTCCTTGGCTTGGTCTTGCCTCCCCAAGTTAAATGCATCGCTTACCGTAAACTTGGCTGTGGCTCGCAGTTCCTTATCTGATAGCTCAGTAAGCGCCGCAGTCAAAGCCCCCCTGTCAACTACGCCCACCTTGGCTTGATGTAGCGCCTGCCACGCCATTGCCGCCCTCAACTTGTTAGCCAAGATTAATGCTGTGGCTTTGGCACGTTGAATAAGGTAAGCCTTGCTCGCCTTTGAAGATGCTGGCTCAAGTCCAGTTGGCTCTTGTGCCTTGAGGCTGCCCGCCTGTCTTGTAAGTTCCTGCTTAACCTGTTCCTTACCATAATCATAAAGGTCAAGGAGCACATCTTGAAGCGCCGTCGCCATCTGCTTTTCGTAGGGTACGCCAATTTCTGATATATCCGTGTCGCCTTTTTCCAGCGCCCTTGCTACCATATTGACAAGGTCATTAATCTGCTTTGTTTGTATTTGCTTGGCGGATTTAACAAGCCTATCCTCGGCACTATCAAGTTTGTCTTTTATATCCTTAAAGGCTACGTGCTTTTCTGCACCTTGCAAGTACCTTGGGGGCTTCCATTCCTCAGCAAGCCTAAAACGTTCACTCGCCTTTACACCGGGGGCACGAATAGCGGGCAGGTGTAACCTGCGGCGTAGCTCAACCTCAATGTTACGGTCAGGCAGTATCAGCCCACCAGTTACCAAGTCGGCGATTGCCTTGCTGTACTTGGCAATATCATAGTACTCTAAACCGCTTACAGCGAGCTTGGGATAAGCATCAACATCCCAATTATAATCAACCAACTGCCTAAGTGCATAACGATTAAAGGTATCACAGATATTCCTGCTTACCGCTTGAAGCGCCATAAGGAAGAAACCCGATTGGTCTTGACTTAGTGCATAACTGCCATACTCGCCAGCGCCAAGGTTGATAAACTGGGCAAGGATGCTGCGAACAATCTGAAGGTCATGGTGCTCAATTGAACCCTTAATATCGTGCAACTGCCCGGCTACGCCCTTGAGGTCAAAGCTAATCTCATCAGGCAAAGCAATATAGGCTCGTTCGTGGGCGTGCAGCTTTTCGCCTATGGCAGTAACCTTATCCTTGTCTTCCTTTGGGGTTGCAGAAGGGTACTTAAACACAGCCAAGCCCACACCGTGCCGTTCGGCGGCAATTCCATCAATGCGATATAGCTGGTCTTTGTAGTACCAATGTTTGTAAGCTGCCCGTAGTATTGACATACCTTGATAATTGCTGCCCTCACGTGCATTGACAAATACAAGCAACTTTTCCACCGGAATGTCTATAAACTGATATTGGTCGTCTTTGAAAACTAACTGCTGGATACCCTGCAAGCCCCCCTCCTTATCAATCTTCCACCTGTGTAGTGTATTGGCTAACCTTGGGGCAAACTTGCGCCACTTATACTTGCCATCTTTCAGTTCCCACACCTTTTCAAACATGCTAAAGCCAAAGGGTAACATCAACAGTATATGGCGCAGGAAGTCATCAAACGTAATGGTCATATCTTCAAATAGATTGTAACGAACAAACTCGGCTATTTGCTGGTCTTGTTTGCTGTCGCTGGCTGCTTCAACATCCCAATGAGCAGCCCGCAGGGGTAATTCGCAGGCGAGCAGAGCAGCCTTGACTTGCCCGTCGCTGCGGCGCATCTTCTCATAAACCTTTATTGCCTTATCGCCCCTGAGGTCGGGGTTATACTCGGTCTCGGTAAGCTGCCCAGCAAAGAAAATCGTGCCAGTGCCACCAAGCTCAACAACGGATGGCTTTTTGGTTCTGCGTAGTCTAAATATGTCAGTAAGCTTCATAGGCTAACCTCCATTGTAGCATAGTTGCGTTAGCGATGCAACCTTAAAACTCCTTCTCCCTTATACTTTCAAAGCCCGCAGGCTTTGCAGCAAACTCACCCTCACCCGGTACTTCTAATATACCAAGCTGCCCTTTTATTGCCTCAGTCATCATCATCCCGGTGGCAATTACAATATCGTTCTTCCTTTTACCGTAATGGTCAATGCGCCAGCCCGCCGCAGTTTGCTTTATTATGGTATTGTGCAGTTCCTTCTCCAGCGCAGGCTCATGGTAAGTTCTTATCCTGTGGCTGCGGAGCATGTTGACGAACAACTGGCTTAGATGTTGCAGCCCTGTTTGGAAGTTGAAAGGCACTATGTTATAGATACCCTTCAACCTTTGAATAACATACTCCAACTGCCAAGGGTCAACGACAAGTGTGCGTGCCTTAAATGTATTGGCGCACCATACCAAGTCCTCCTCAACCTCCCTAATAGGTACATGCTCTTCAGGCGTACCCTGCCATATCCGTATATTGTCAAGGTAGATGTTACCGTCGCTTGGTTCAAAGTGCCCCACTACCCTTGCCGTCCTATCCTCACTCAAGCCCAAGTCGGTTGCCACTATGTATTGAAGCAACCTATCAGTGCGGGGGGTTATTTGCATGAGGAATGGTGTGCGGTGCATTGCCTCTATATCATCTCGGGTAATAAATCGGCTACCTGCGGTTACCCAACGGGCTTCGTGCAACCGGGCATACACATCGGGGGGCAACCTACTGCGCTGTGCGTCCAAATACTCTTTAGTAATCCAACTGGCTAGGTTCTTGTGCGACCACAACATAAACATGTGGGGGTCTTTCCTGCCATGCTTTACTATCACCTCGGGGTCGCCAGTATCAATTATGGTATCACCCTCAAGTCCATCCGTGTAGAGTTCCCACAATAACCCGTGCTGTTCATAACCGGCGTACGTCACAATAAATATCAACGGGTCTATACGGGTGGGAACAACGGTAAGTTCATCATAGAACCTGCGCTCAGTAAATGCCCACAGCTCATCAAATAAGGTAAGGTTAGGATTAAGCCCGGCGGCGGTTTCGTATTGGTGGGCAACGCAACGGGCAATTGAGCCTGTTGATTTAATTTCAATCATATCTTTAAGGCTAAGTGTATTCTGTTTGAGCACAGGATTAAGCCTTACCGCCTGCTTCATTTTGCTGTAAATAATCATGCTGGCTTGGTCTTTGGCGTTGGCGGCAACTATTACCTCACCGTAAGGCTCGCCCGCATACAGGATATAAATACCTATACCCGCACCAAAAGAGCTTTTACCGTTCTTTTTGGGGATACCTATAAGGACGATATTGTACTTACGCCTGCCTTTATCAGTCAGGTCATAGAATACAGGTTTTAATATCAAGTCTTTCTGCCACCACTCAAGCACAATAGGCCTGCGTGTTTCGGGCAAAAAATACTGGTCTTCAAGGAACACTATTGGGTCAACGGCGTATTGTGCTGCTAGTTCGTCGCTTATTGTCACTTTCCTCCTCCATTCAGCTCATAATTTAACCAAACGCTTTCCGTCCTTTTTGGCAGATTACCGTGATTGTTACGGGCACAATAGCTATGATAATGAAAATCAACTCTATGCCAGCCTGCCTGTTCAAGCGGCTTATATAAGTTATGATAATAGCCTGATAACATCACTTTGCCTTCAATCAAGAGTAATAAACTTATCAATGCAAGATGGTCATCGTCCGACATTTCATACCTGTAGAGCGTCTTATGTGCCCTTGTACTTTTTATATAAGGCGGGTCAACATAGAAGAAAGTATCAGGACTATCGTAGCGTTCAATACATAATCTAAAATCAACACAATCAATCTGTACGTTCTGTAAACGTTCCACAATCTCAGGTAAAAGATTGATTATTGATAACCATTTTACAGATGCTATTATATGACCTTTCACACTTTTAATTGATTTAGAAAACTGCCAGCCAGCGCCATAAACACCACCAAATGCCTGACGATTAATAACAAACCACTTACGTAATCGTTCCAGTTCATCTGGCTCATCCCGCCAACTAGTAAGGGCATCATAATACTCTGCCCTACTATAAGGTGTCAGTTTAACTAAATCATAGAATTGCTGGAAGTGCTCAGGCTCACGTAACATTCTGAAGAACGATATAAGTGTTCGGTCAATATCGTTTATTATTTCCAGTGGTGTAGGCAATTTAGCAAATAATAAAGAAGCTCCCCCACAAAACGGTTCTACATATATCTGATGTGGCGGAACTAAAGGCAATAGCTTACTACAAAGGCGACCCTTACCACCTGCACGTAAAATAGGCGACCTTAATCTTGTCACTATGCCTCCTTCGCCCTTTGTATCTTGCTTGCTATATCCTCAACCTGCGCTATACCCTTGCCCAGCTTGACTCTGGCTTCGGGCGACAGCCCCATCTGGTCGCACAAGCGGCTGGCTACCTTGATGGCTGATAAGTACTGGGTAACTAGCGGGCTCACAGCGCCCCTTGATTTACCATCAGCGTCATCCTGAAATAAGCCATGCTCCGACAACCACCTACCCATAAGTTCTATCTGTGCCAGCACCCTAGCCAGCAGGTTGATGACTATCTGGTCGGACGGCGCTATCGCTAGGCGCTGCCCGCTCACTATCTCTATTACTTGCTTACGCATGTCATCAGTTAAAGGGGCGAGCACAAACTTACTGTATAGCCCGTGCTTGGGCGGACGCCCCGGCGGGCGCTTAGTGCCTGCGACCACTTGAAGTTGTTTGCCCTCTTTATTTGTCACTGTATTATCCTCAAATTCAGTACCATATTATCCACTTGACGGTAAACTTCCCCCAAAGGAACATCCTTATCATTATTGATAGTGTAATTAAATGGGTAACGGTCGAGCGCCACTTCATCATAGCTATCTAGAAGCAATAAAGGCAGGTCAGGGTACGCTTTTTCAATATAACCTAAACGTGCCTTATAGCTGGCATACATTCTAACCATCACGAAACCATACTGCCTTAATATGTTGTATTCATTGGGGTAACGTACATCACTGATTACTATATCCTTGCCCGGTTTAATATCAGGCAACACGAACCTAATCCACACTTGAGGGTCAAACTCCCTCATAGTCTGCCCCACCTGTTGCAACAACCATCTGTCCTTTTCGTACTTGGCTCGGGGGAACAGCACAGCGCAGATTTCCTTTAGCTTGGCGGCGAATGATAACCCGGTAAAGTCATACTTGGCGACCAAGTACTTCGCCACTAGGCTCTTGCCCGATGCCATTTTACCTGAAATAGCTATACGCATATTAATCTTTCCTCTTTTTGATAGCTACCTTCTTCAGAATTACATAGAAACAATGACATTTCCTTGCTCTATGACGTTGCTGTGCTGGGTTACGTATGCTCCTGTGCCTATGCTTGATAATAAAATCAAAGGGTAGAAAGCCGACATCGATTGCTGTATTAAGTAGCACAACATGATTCCACAAGCCCTTGCCTGCCACTTCGTCTGAAATCTTGGCAATCACAAATCCCCCGGGTTTTAGTAAGCGCATAGCTTCCTCTAAAAAGGGGCGATGACCTTGTTGGGCAGTAGGCAAGTTATAAAAAGCGATAACTGATTGCCTTAAATCATCTACCTCTACTTTACGATAAATATGCGGTGGGTCATAAACAATCGCTTCAAACGATTCATTTGCGAATGATGTATGCCTATTATCCATACCTGTCAAGAACCGAAAATCACTTTTGAACCAAAACCTACCTTTACCATAAGTGGCGTCTAAAATAAGCGGTTGCTCCTTCTTCAAATAAAACCGAACAAGCGCCGGTATGATACTAGCGTCTGACCCTGACATAATACTATCAATATATGTTACCATCGCCTTCCTTTACCCTATATTCCAAAAGCAAATCGGGTCGTTTAATTCATCAATATGCTCACACATCCAACGATATGCCTTGCGGTCGTACCATTTATCGCAAGGGAATGAGCAGGGGTAATTGTCTTCGGCATAGTATTCCCTATCGCCCAGCACAATATCAAAAGGTATTGCCTCAAATCCCGAGGGTAACAAGCTGGTAATACGGCGGCGGATAATTCTTTCGGGGTCTGATTTACTTTTACCCTCCTTTAGCTCCTTGCCCGTCATACCAATATACACCCCAACCACCCGGCAAGTGCCCTTAATCCCCACCAGCAAGCCAGCAAACATTGTGCCTGTGGCCACAACACAAATAATCGTTCCTGTCGTAAGCTCAAGGGGCAAACTTCTTGCCTCGCCTGCAACCGAAAGCAAAGACTCGGTTAGCTGTCCGCCCATAGGCAATAAATAAACGTCCCTTTTTTGACATTCAATTCTGGCATTGTAATACATGGGATAGATACGGCTGGCGGGCACTTCTATCAATTCCGCCCCCGCCTCTTTTGCCTTTTGTTGGAAGTAAGGCACAGCGCCTCTTTCAGATTGCCGTGTGCCATAATAAACAGTGCACCTCAACCCCAAATCCCTGCAAAGCCCGGCAACACCCCAACCTATCCTGCTTGTCCTGCTATCAAGGACAGCGACATGCTTAATACCTCCGCTTATCATTTGCCGAAGATGAACTTCAATGCCCCTCATTTTGGCGTTGCCACCCCCATACTTACCATTATTCCAAAGGTCATCTCGCTTTACATAGACCGTCCTATTAAACAACCTATATTCCTCAACTGGCGTTCGCAGACGGTCGGGCGTGCCATTCCAATAGCTGCCAATAAACTGGGCGCAGGCGCAACGCCCACACAAGCGTTCCTGCGCATAACCCAACTTTACTGCCCTGCTACCGGGGCGGGTGGGGAAGTAAATATCATCATACTTGTCGTCCTCGTTGGGCGGTGCTGTTTTACCGCACATTTCGCAGGGCTGTATTTCGTTATTATTTACCAAATCATGCCCCTTTATAATCTCTTTATTTATCAGTATTTACCGAAAAACCAAAATCGTCCCGCCCCGTAAAAGGCGAGCCGCCGTCGTTTGGCAGGCACTCCGTTCACAATTTTTAGCTTGCCCCCGGCTATAATTATTCCAAAATTCAGGCTCATTACGCATAAGTTACACGCCCGACTGGGTATTCTTACTAGTACATATGTGCTAATCCAGAGAGCCAGGGGTTATACCACCATGTACGGCGTACCACATATAATGTAAAACATTTGTGCTAATCCTATCATCTCCTATTTTGATGCGCCAGAACAAACCACACTACACAACCTGCTATGTGAGCTATAAAGGATAACCATAAGCCCAACGTAACAAAAGCCATAGCAAAGACACAGAGTATGCTTCCGAACACAAGGCACGTGGACTTGGGCGGCGCACGCTTTGCTTTTATTGCAGGTATCAACGCCCCTGTAAGCCCAAAGCTACCCACCATTATTGCAACGTCTTGCCAAATCATTTGCCACCCCCCAGCCTTATAGGGAACACCTGCGCTATTCCCCTATCCGTAATACCCAACATCAATTGCCCACAATCGCCCACACGCCCCAGCACTTCCCGGCTCCAGTCATCATCAGTGAGCAATGTGCCGTTGAACCAAGCCTCGCCCACGTTAAAGAAGTGGTGGAAGTGCCCGCCGGCTACATAATCAAAAGGATGGGGCATACTGTTATGCCATAAGTCTATCTTGGTCTTAATACCGTTGTAAGGTTTACCACCACCAATAGAAAACTGGTCGCCATGTATCAACAACCAATTAGTCTTGCCTACCCTTGCATAGTTATACCAAGACGCAGTGGCTATATTAAACTGAACATTGCGCCACGCCATTCCCTTTGCCTCCCACGCCAGGTAAGCAACAGTATCCCAGTTCGCCGTTTTGCTGGGGGCAAACTTGCCCATTGAGCCATGATTGCCCCTCACTGTTGAAATCAATACCTGTTCAAACATGCCCGCCAGTCGCCCGGTAAACAGCACCAATTGTGGCACGGCGATATTATAAACCTGTAGCAAAACATTGTGCTCAAGTTCCTCCAACGTTATATTCCTGCCGATTGATTCACCGACAACAATATCACCCAAGCCAAAGATATGCAGGCGCTTTACTGTGTACTTGAGACGCAACCAAGCAACAATCTCAGCTATCTGTTCAACCAGCAACGCCATACGCTCCCCCGCAACCTCAGCATCAAAGGAAGATGTCAGCCGCCCAAAATGCAAATCGGATAGTTCAAGCACCAACTCCATCCACCTGCCCGTGCCCACGTGTGCAACTTTTGGTGGTACGAACAAAGCAGGAGGCAGCTCACGGCTAACCTCCATGCAATAGTCACGCACTTGCCCCAATGCTAATTGTAGTTCACCCTTACGCTTGGGGCGGTGGATGCCAAGCTCAAAGCCCCACCTGTAAAGCGTACCGCTTGCTTTACCCCATATACGTTCTAGGTCTTTTATACTTAGATTGGGATCGGTAAACTGTTGTATAAACTTGGCTTTATTTTCAGCACTAAGATGCAATTAAAAACTCCTTTGGCTTTCGTCCTTCTCTTCTACATTGCGGGCAGGCACAAACTATCCTTCCTTGTTGTGAATCATACCACCACCACGTTTCGTCGATATCATTAGATGGTATTACTTTGTCGCAACAATCACAGCGTAGTTCCCCTATCCTTTCCATTCCTATTCCGTATGCCTCAACACAGTCCGCATTTTTTGCGTAGTGGCATGGTCAAACATGATACGAAAGACCGACCAATTTCCAAGGCCGCTTGCGCCACTTACTTGCTGATAAATCTCAACGAACAACTCACCATCACTATTAAGCCCCACAACAGCCTTAAAATCGCCCACTGGCGAAACATTAAAGCGCTGCCGATTTAGTATTTCCTCATTTATCTTTACAATCCTAATATCCTGTGAACGTGGTTCTTGCATCATATTAACTCCCCCAAGTTGTTGCCTATTTTGTATTTTACCACAAGCGGCACAGGAAATGCAATGTCTTGCATGGCGGCTTGCAACTTCGGCACTAACTCATCAAGCCTTGCCTCAGGTATGTCAAATATCAATTCATCGTGTATATTGATGGAAGGCGTCCATATTGCCCCCACCTTAGCGGTGGATAACTTAAACAATTCGGCAGCCGTGCCAGCTATAGGGAAGTTGACCGCCTCACGAAAGCCTTCCTCCTTTATACGTCTCGTACCACTAAATACTTTGTAAATGTAGCGCCTACGACCAAAGTAATCCTCAACATAACCATCCCTCAAAACATCAGCCTTGGTGCGCCCTTGCCAGACCCCCAACCCCTGAAGCATGTCATAATAATCCCGTATAATTTGCCTGCATTGCTCCAAACTTGGCGGGTTGCCCATACGTTCCAAATCAAACTCCCCCATAGGCGCATTTAAGTATGTATGCAAACCTTGAGCAGTACCTAGAAACATACTCAAATAATTGGCTGATTTGACCACATACCTATGCGAAGGTTCATGGTCGCCAAACAGTCTATCAGCCAGCCAATTATGTATATCCATTTCCCTATCCTGATATGCCTTCATCAGTGCCTCATCACCTGTTACGGCGGCCATAGCCCTCATATCAATTTGACTGTAATCCATACTGACCAGCTTACAGCCCGGACTCGCAATAAAGGGTCGCCGTGCCTCAAGCGTATGGGGCAGGTTTTGCAGGTTTGGCTCGCTTGATGAAAGTCTTGCTGTGGCGACACGAGCTTGACTAAAGGTGGAATGTATAATACCATTCTTATCAGTCAATTCAAGGCAGGCATCGGCATAGGTTGAAATCAGCTTGCTTAATTGACGCCACCTCAAAATAATAGGTATAGCAGGATGGTCGTCCATAACTGAAGCCAGTATTTCCTTGCCCGTAGCATACTGTGTGGATTGTTCTGTTTTGGGCAACTTTATACCTTCTTTTACAAGCCATTCGCCAAGCTGTTTGGGGCTGCTTATTTGCTTTGGTATCAAACCATATTCATCCTCAAGTACAGCCTGCGCAGTTGCCCGTTGTTTATCAAGCCCCGCCCGCCAATCACGCACATACTCAAGGTCTACCCGTACGCCTTTCCTTTCCATATCAATCAGCACAGGCAGCAGGGGCTTTTCAATGTTCTCATATATCCAACGCTCACGGTCATCCGCCAGTTGCCACAAGTAGCCCCACAAGCGAACTGTGGTGTCGGTATCTTGGCAGCAATACTTGGCTAACTTATCAAGCGATAACTCGGCGGTAATGGCACTGCAATCCTTGTGGTCGACATTCAATTCTTGCGTCTCCAGCACCTTTAAGTGTAAGTTTGGATAGCCCATGCAGTATGCCAGCAACATAGTATCATCAATCTCTTTGCCTTCCCATTTGTAGCCCTCACGTTCCAGTATTTGCAGGTCATATTTCGCATTATGGAACAATAAATATCGCCATTCAGGGCAGTCATTAAGACAATCAACAATCTTCCCGTTGGGGTAAAAACAAGCCATGCCGGGGTGCAAGGAAATAGCGCCACCCAAAAGCCCCCCATAAAGCCCGGCTGTTTCAGTATCAATGCAGACAAAATCCTTTTCAAACGCCTCGGGGCTGAGTTCGCCGATGCTGTATTCGCCTTCTATTTCGCTTACAACAGGCAAGCCTTCAAAGCGCTCAAAATCTAGGGTCGCAGCGTTAGCGTAGAACGGGTTGCGCAAGCCCGCCGATGGATGATACATAATGATATACGTTATATCGCCACGCCGAACCTTTTTGCCATGATAGCGTGCTATAGAGTAATCAGGCAATAAGGCGCTTACCGCCACATCGCCCAATAAAAAGATACGCTTGGGTTTCAATCGTTCCACCTCCGCCTGTAACCTTGGCAAGCAACATTTAATAGCTTTGCTTGTAGGCTTACCAATCTTTTTGCCCTTCTTGGGTGGGTGGCATAAGCATGTATTGGTAACATAGCAATCAGCCTGCCTAAGATTTGCTATATCAAGCAATTCATCCAAGCGCCTACCGGCTCTGCCCACAAAGGGCGTGCCCGCTTTAGCTTCATCCTCACCCGGCGCTTCGCCCACGAGCATTATTCCCCCACCCCCCTCCACCCCATATCCCTCAACCCTTGGACGTCCCTTTAATGGGCAATGCGCACAGTCTGCAAGCCCCATCTCAGCCACCCTATAATTTTTAATCTTAGATACTGTTACCCCTATTCCCCCCTCCCCCCCCGAGTTTGGGGGTTGACCAGCTAGGGGGGCAATAACAGCCCCTATGTGGTTATCTTCAAGGTGGGTATCGGTGGGTATCGGTTTTGCATCGGGTATGCCTCGTCCTGTAATGATTGCTTTTAGGTTGTCTATCCAATTTCGTATTTTCTGTTCTGTCTCCCCACTGGGGTATTGTTCACCTTTCAAATAGAAATTGATTGACCGTCTATCAATGCCTATTTCTTCGGCGCATTCGCTTTTAGTTTTGCCCAGCTTCCTAGCAAGTATTATCCCTTGGTCAAGCAAATCAGCTATAAACGGGCGACCCAAGCCTTCCCTTGTTTCCTTATCAAGTTCCCTCCAATCGGCAATAGCCGCCGTTCTTGTAATACCCTCATAGGCAATGCACCAATCGGCGACATCCCATGCCCTTGTCGTGCCTTCAAGCCTGCCGTAATACTTCTCCTCGGGCAACCCGGAGTAAAGCAGTTTGGTAGCGCAGAAGGCGGCAAGCATCTTGCCCAGCGTCCCTTTTGCCAGTTCAACCCCCCGCCCCGCACTCTCTCCGCTTGCCGTGTGGTGGAGAAAGATGACGGCGCAGTGCAATTCATCAACCATTTTGCTGGCAAGCTCCCTGACCTCATCCGCCTCTTCCTTGCTGTTGTAATCTTTGACAAAGGATTGGATGCTGTCCATTATCAGCACCTCGCTTTGTTCGGCGACCAAGGTATTCCACAGGCTTTCAACGCTCGGCTTATCCCACAACCTAACGTTGCGCCCGTCAAGAATAATTAGGCCGCCAGCCTCACCCAACGTCGTCTGCATTGCCTTTGCCTGTTTCGCAATGCTAGTGCCACGTTGTTCAAAGTTGATATAGGCTACCCGCTTTGCCTTTGGAACGGCGAGCACGCCCAGCACCGGTTTGCCTTGGCTCAGTGGGATAGCAAGTGATAAGCCCAGAGTGGTCTTGCCAATGCCTGACACACCTGAGATGATGGCTGTTGCGTTTTCACCACCCTCAAGAAATTGGTCAATGATTGCTTCAATATGCTCTTCCTCAATTTCATCGGTGAGCCGTATAATTGGCACTGACAAGCGCAGTTTTATTTCAGCCCAAATCTTCTCCGGCAGGCTAAATCCCATTGTTCTGCTATCGTCCAGCAGTTTGGTTAGTGTGCCCTTGGCGGGGCAGCCGAAGCAGTGAAATACGCCCTTTGCCGGGTTGATAAACAGGCTGGCATGTTCGTCGTTGTGGTAGGGGCAGTTCATTTTAATTTCGGCGCTGTGGAGACGTTCCCATTCTTTGTCATAGTTAAGATACGTCTTCAGCCAACTTTCATAGGGAACAACAAAGGGTTCATCATACAGGGCTACCCATTCCCGTTGTGGTGTATCGGGTGCGATATCCAGCGCTTTGTCCCCGCCAATACCAAGCTCCCAAAATTCAGCGCCTAACAGTGGATTGTGTTCTTTAACTGCAAACGGTGCAACGTCCGCCCGCATTACCACATGAGAGCCTCTGGCGCTTTTGTGGATGCAGCAGCCTTCACCGAATGCGCCCGCCTGTTTTAAGGTCTTGAATACCTCAAGTGTATCGCAATCTATACTGAAAAGATTGTGGGATAGTACAAAAGCAAGCCCCCAAGGTTGCTGTTTAACGAACCACTCCTCATATTCCTTATCTGTGGGCAGTTGGGTTTGATACTTTGTCCACTCAATTAGGGGCTTCTTTGACTTTGCAATGGGTATTACAGCGCAATCCCATACATCAGTGTAGAATCGCACAAAATCCATACGTGTCCAACCTGTTGTATCAATCAATCTCATAGTGCCATAATCCTTAACTTTTTTAGTCTACGCCTGATTCACTACTTTTATAACCGGCGCAGGGATTCACTATTTTTTTAAGGTGCGCAGGGATTCACTACTTTTAGGCGGAACAAATCTCCATCAATGTAATCATTGACTTAATGATTTCATCCGCCTAAATTTCGATTGTAGTGCGCTACTTTATACTGTAGTAACGCCCCAGTTTGCCCTTTACCCTTATAATTTGAATGAGTACGGGTAAATACTGCTTGGCCATCTGCTTGAGGGCGTCGATTACAACCGTACCGCCACAGGCGGTGGTGCATAGTTCATCCTTCCAATGGAACTGCATAACGGCGAACTCGCCGCCATACTGTTTGCTTGGCAGGATTACAAAATCCAGCAGTTCAATTTCCTCGCCGAGTATGTCCTCGACACCTCCATCAAGCCGCCGTCCTTCAAGTTGCACGCCTACGCCTACGGTAACAAAATCAGTTAGCCTTTTCTTTGGTGTTACTTTTGGTGGTGGGCACATTGTTATGACCTCCTTTCCTTAATTTTGATAGTCCCCAACCTCGTATTCGGCAGATATGTCTCAGTTTTCGTTCATCCGCTTTGTTCATTGTGCTTCGTATGTTACTATGACCCTTGCATCGGGCAAGCCCTGCCCGGCTCGTGCCAGCGCCAACAGGTTAGCCACCTTTTTGGGGTCGGCTAAAAGTTTCACCCGCCCCAACAGGGTAACTAAATAGTGGCATCCCCGGCATACGTCAACTTCGGGCGAGCCAGGTTGCCCCTGCCCAAGAACGTGATGGGATTGAAAGTATTTTTTCTTAGCTTTGTTGCACACCCAACATCGTTTCATCATAATCTATCCAATGTCAGCTTTTTGAAAATGCGGTCTAAGCTTCTACGTGGGTCTTTACTTTTGCGCAACCCGTAGACCATGCGCAGGTATCTAAATATCTCCAATTCGGTAAAAAGCCTATCATAGCGGGAATGTGTTAGCCTTCCATCCGTTTTGCTTAATTGGATAATATGGGCGTTGGCAATAGGCTGGTCGGGATTGTTCTCATTCCACATCGCCCAGTACGCAGCCAGTTGGTAAAGCATTTCATCATAGACCGCCTTGCTGGTCTTAATATCAACTAACCATATCTCATCAAGGTTGTGCTCGTAAGCTATACAATCTATAGTACCACCACATTGCATTGCTTCGCTCACAAGGCTATGCTCGACCTTTATTATTTCAAGTGCCTGTTGTTCCCACCACTGCTTGAAATTGGTGAATGCAACCTGGGCGATTTTAATGCTGGAGGGTACGAAATCATCAAGTTTGGGGTCAATACCTTTAAGGTAACATTCCACGAGGTAGTGGGCAATTGTGCCTATATTAGCGGCTTTGTCGGTAACTTTACGATAATCTTCACCATGCATCCCCAAATCCCACGCCCAATGTACAAGGGCGGGCTTGTTTAGCAATGATATTATGGTGGTCACACCCGGAACTACCTGCCCTTGCTCATTTTTATACCGGATATGGGCTTTTGTGCTGCTTGTTGTTTCTTTAGTTATGGCCATTTTATTCCCTTTCTCTTTCTCCAATGCTTCAAGCAGAGTCTCTTCTGATTTTTGCCAGTGCCTATCAACCCGCTAATCCCGTTGGTCTCACAGCAACAGTCACCACAGACAAGCTATTTGTTGTGGATTTTATTCCCTAGCTTTATTGTCTTGCTCATCTAATCTTTCGCCTTGCCACCTGCACTCGAGACTTTGGTAGCACCAAACCAGTGCTTGGATGTAAAACGGTGGGTAGGCTTGGGCATATCTGATGAGTGTACCAGCCGTCATCTCGCTTTATTACCATTCTGCGCCTTATGCTCATTGTTGTGCCCTTATTTTACCATGGTTGCATTACTTCATGCAAGTCCTATTTTTACTCATCAAACATACCCCGGTGAAAATAACAGCTTTTCTTTGAGCGACGCTTTGTCAAGCCCCCTTCCTTTTAAGGCTTGCCATTCTTCGTACTCTTTAGGGCTAACCCTGAAATAGTACCCTCCGCATCCGTCTGAAATTAGCCTATTAAGTAACCATTCTACAATTTCCTTTAATAATAGTAACTCCCTTTCAGGCGACTTATGGTAGCCAAGTTCCTCTAGTTCTTGTATGTATAAGGAAGCATAAGCTAGTGAAGCCCTATAGGATTTATCCAGCAATTCGGCTGGTACATTTTCAAGCCCTTCAAAATAATCCACCAAAGTAGGCAAAGTCCGTTCAAAATCCCTATCTGCTATCTTTTCTTGTGCTACTTTATCTTTCATAGTTCCTCCTTTGTACAACCCCCGGCAACACTGCCGGCTGCACCACCGTTAGCCGAGCCCGATTACGCTGCGGAAGCACACGGGAGGGGGAGAATAGTCTGGGCTGAAACCCCTTTTGTGCTGGGGCACGCCAGGGTAAAGACCCGTCCGCATTTCCCCTGTTACCGGGGGCTGACAAGCTGTATTTGGTTGTTAAGTTGCTTTAAGTGCCACGCCCAAAGCGTGATAGGCAACAACGGCATCCAGCCTTGATAACCTAACCTGTCCACCCTGCCTATCACGGATTTGATACTTACCATTTACCGGGCGGGTATCGGGCAAGTTTGGGCGTGGTCGCCTCGCTGTATAGTAAAGTCCTATGCGTTCCATCATATGTCCTGTTGCTGTCCTATTGCAGCGACTTCGGCGCTCTCTTCAAGGGTCGGCGGTGTGTGCAGTGGTATTTCAGCCTTTCCTTTTTTGGTGCGCTTTTTACCCTCGGTCTTGCTTTTGGTCTCAACAGGTACATCCGGGGTAGCCGCAGGTTGCGCCGTCTCCAACGCTTCTAGGTACTGCTGAACGGCGGGCAGTAGTATATCCGCCCATTTCAGTTTTAGCTTGAGCCTCCGTTTATTTAGATTGTCCCACTCATCACGTGGAACTTGCGCCTGTAGCCAAGTCAAATCTGCCATATTGCCTCCTTTTGCTTTAATCGGGCTTTTAGTATTTCCCTTATGGGGATAGCCCGTAGCTTGCCAGATTGTACAAGCGGGGTAGGGTTAAGGAACTCTACCCATGTTGTCTCACGTTCAATCTTGACGTCTAAGTAGCGCCACGCTTTTATACAGTAACCACAAATATCGTGCCCTCGATAGCGGTTAAGCGGGCATATAAATCCACAGGCTTCGCATTTCTTAACTCTACCAGTTCCATACTCAATCCGAATTAGCTCACGCTTAGAGTTATAGACTTTGACATCGCTGTTATGGCCATCTTTTAGTAGTCCATTTATTTGCCTTTTCATTTAACATTTTCCTTTTGGTCTATGCTTCTTCAGGAACTTAAGCATTTCCTCTAGTGAGGCAAAGTCCTGCTTTTGCTGACTGCCATCCCCGTAGGGGTAGAAGACTCTCCAGAATTTGCCTCCCTTAAAATAACATAGGCTATACACAATCTTCTTGCCAAGTTCAACCAACAAGTGAGGAACACCTTTGTAAGACCACCTAAAAGCCACATCCTTTGCAAAAGGTGTCACCTGTTCCTCTAGGTCTATGTATCTAGGTGGAGTTCGCTTCTCCCTATAGCTTCTCTTAAGTCTTGCTTCCATTAAATAGCCTCCTTCTGTTCCATATTCTCCACCTTCGTCTGGCTAGGATACACTGCCTATAGCTGGGATATTGGTAGCGACGAGGATACTTCATCTTCGCTTCCTCCTACGCTTAAACTGCCCACATATCACCCTGCACCAAGGAACTGTTACTATGGTAGGGAGCACCATACAATAACCATAGCCACTGTCTATAGGCTTAAAATACTCGCAAAGTTCACAGCGTAGCCTCTCTTCCTCTTCTTCGCAGTTGCAATAGTCTGAGCACGCACAGTCAACTAAGTTGCTCATTTCTTCCCCCTTGCCTGCATTTATTCTTCGGGCGTGGCATCAATTACCTCACCTTCAATAGTACCTGGCTCCTGCGAACCTTGTGTCAATAATGGCGTTAAACCTAACTGCTTGAGCGGGTCATGCTCTTCAAGTTCCCTGTGGAATTCCCCCAGTTGAACGTGCCTGTAAACATCAGCGGTAATGGCAACGCTGGCGTGCCCCAGCATCTTGCTGATTACTTCTAGTTTAGCCCCGTGCTCAAGCGTCCGTGTGGCAAAGAAGTGCCTTAGTTGGTGTGGGTGTATATTCCGAATGCCCTCCTTTTTGCAGGCGAGCTTGAGCGCCTTTTGGAATCCACTCTGCCACCAATAGCCCATCTTAGTATTTGCCGGGAACAAGTAACGGCTGGTGGTGGGGTTGTTCGCCATGTACAATCGCAGTAAGCCTGCAACAAAGGCGTTGATGGGTATTGTACGTTCCTTGTTGCCCTTGCCCAATACCTTTACCTCAAGCCTTTTTATGCTTATATTGGGGCGCTGCAGGCTGGCGGCCTCTTCTATGCGCAACCCGGTATTAAGTAAAAGCATGAGCATCATCTTGAACTTTTGGTCGTCCCTGTACCTAAACAAGCGGTGGTTTATTATTGTCATAATTTCTTCATTGGTGGGGCAATCTATCTCCTTTTTAGCGCCTTTTACCAGCACCATACCATTGCATGGGTTCGTGTTGCACAAGCCCTGGGCGTGCAAGTAGCCAAAGAATGATTTTAGCCCTTTTTGTTCGCTGTTTACCCGTGCCGCAGAAACCTCGTCAAGCCGCCGGGCAACGTAAGCCTGAATACTCAGGCTTGTTGGGCGGGGGTCTAGCCCTAAGTAATGCCTTACATCACTCACGTACATATCAATGGTGCGGGGGCTTTTGTTTGTGCCTTTGAGCCAAGCAACCCACAGGGGCACGTTGATGATTGGGTCGGGCAGTGGTGTATCTGTAACTATGATGCCGTCCCGTGCAGCAAGCTGGGCAACTAATTGCTCAGCTAGTTGCTTGTTATCGGGGGATAGTTGGTCAATTATTTGTGCTAAATCTTTCATTGCATCACCTCCTATTATAATGCAACCTAGTATTGTCTACAAAACTCAAGCACATCGGTCATTTCAGCCACGAACTCACGTTCTACTGATTTGCCATTTGCTTTGTACATTTCAAGTGCTTGCTCTAGTTCCCGATTTTTCCTATCAGCCTTAATAGTGTAATCTGCAAACGCAACCACAAACTCACGCAGGAAACCACGAATGCCTTGATTAGCATAGCTGCCAGTAGCAGGGTGTAATCCAAAGTTTTCATCGCCTGTCTCCTCTAAGACTATCTTTCGCACAGCCAAGTAGCTTTTTTCCAGTTCCCACTGCTCCATCGCTGGCCACAAGCCAAACTTCCTCACATCTTCCAAGAATTGCGGCAGGTTGCCATCCAGCCGGCTTCTAATTGATTGTGCCATCGCTTCCCTCCTTTCTTTGTTTACTTTTAAGGTATCCCTACCTTCCCTATATGTAAATAGTCTTTTGGTCATATTATTATGTTACCTGCTAGTTAAAACAAAAAGCCCCTTCGCTTATGTTAAGCAAAAGGACTGTATCAGCTATGATTTCAGGGGCGTATAACGGTATATGTTATGTCAGATTAAATCATTCTTTGTATCTAGCTCTGGGCTGGCTACTCAACTACTTCCCTGCTATACAGTAAAATGCTCTACTGTAAGAGAAGATAAGAATCTTAACTGTCCTTATCTTGATTTCTCTTTATCA